ACCTATTCATTACTTGATAATAAACATAAGCAGCCATCTCTGTTTCGGATGTGTCCCATTCCTTTGCATCCCCATCAAATGGTGTAACTGTTGTAACTTTAAGTTGCCTAAAAGCATCAACAATCAAATTATTCCACTCTAACGAGTGTGGATTAATGCCAACTGCACACCCTGTGTCAATTGGTGCCAACATTTGATTGACTTGAAACATTCCTCCATACTGTCTTCCTATTATTAAATGTTCTGCTGACGAACAGAAAAATCCACGTGTATTTCCAATTTCTACTTTTTCTAATGGTCTTCTTTCATCTTTCAAATTACATTCAGTAATCATTTGTCCAGTCTTTCCTTGCTCATGCATTGCCAACATCCCCACGTACTTTCCTCTTAAAACTCCTCTCATAGAATATTTTTCCGTTGCTGCATCATAATCGAATAAATGCCATTTTCCTGGTGTTTTATGTTCTGATCTTAATCCATGTCCTGGTGCTGTATTCATAACTAGAGGCTTTAAATGTGGAACTCCCAATATTCCATTCACAGTTCCTCCTCTGTTAACACACGCGCATCAACCACACACGGCATCTTGTCCACTAAATAATTTACAATTTGCTCCACAACTTCTAAATCATATCCATCTGGCATCTTGGGTTTATTTAATTTCTTTAATACATTATTCATTGGTGATACCAATTTTCCTCTCACCCATGTAGGTTTCAACATAGCTGGTGCTGTCTTTGGTTCCTGAAAAACTCCACTCAACAATCCCGGTTCAATCTGTGTTTTTGATGGTAAAATATGTATGTCTGCTCCTGTCACTCGTCCAACAACTTCCAAATTTTCATATTCTGCATAATCAATTTTTACATGCGCTACATTTTCTCCTTCCTTAGGCAATGGTGCTACAATATCTTCCTCCTTCAACATTTTGAGTCCATCCAATAATTCTTCCTGCATAATAGTGGCCGATGTTCCCGTAGTTCCAGTTCCTGCCACATGGATTCCCATGATTTTCTGTGGTACTGCGCTATTCAATATCATAAAAAGTGACCCACAATCTCCGGTAACTGTAGCCGCTGCATATCTAGCCACACAATTGCATGTGACTTTAACAGTTTTTGTTCCAATATCAAGTGAATAATCATCTGAATCAACTTTATGGGCATTTGTTATAGTCACTAAACGCGCATTCTTGTCTGGTACAACAAGCATTGAGTCTGATATTTTCACAACTTCAAATTTCTTTTCTGGAATAAAATGATGAGTTATGTCTGAAAATGGCTGACAGGCACTAATTGGCAAGTCCACCAAGGCCCAATCTGACCCCCCATTCATATAGAACTTACATTCTGTCACTGGTACAACAATTTCTTTCACTGGTCTATCTGTATGATGTAAAACAAGAGTCAAGGTACAATCTTTAACTGCATCTGCAGTAATAAATTTAAGACAATGTTTCACAGTCAATATGGTTCTATCCTTTACAAACCAGAAATTGACTCTTCCTTCATTCCTACTTCCAACCTTACAATACAAGTACCCAGCCTGCTTAATCAAGCTATCGGTAGCTAGTCTCATAGAATTCTCATCACTCCCCAATGACTGAGCTCTAAACACACTACCGCCTGCTCTAACTCCTCTCTGTGCTGGTTTCAACACCACTGACTCTCTAATTCCTTGATGTCCTCCTCCTGAAACCCCTGTTGCATTTGATGCATTTGATATCA